ATTTAAAGGTTGGATACGTGAGAATGATCCAGTAATCTGGATCATTCTCACGTATCCAACCTTTAAATTCTGTATCAAAAAAGTTGTCGATAAGTCCTTGATGATCAATACTGTTAGTCATCCGTAAGGGTATGTTTTTCTCTTTACAGAGATTTTTTACTGTATGGTATGCACCCATACTTTGTAGTCGTGCATAAGCTGGATCATGCATTGTATCAAATGGATCAGGACTATCAGGATAGTGTCTTAACCATAATGGGTATTCCCAACCCTTGAATCGATGGTTCTTACAATTAGGATCTCTAACTGACATTCTTACCATGTCACTCCACACAACTAAGAATGCATCATTAGATGTATCTTCAGATTCAATCCATCGAACTACATCATCCATTATCGCAAGATTGGAGTGACCTGCTCGGCCGATAAGAACCGTTTCGCAACCTAGATTTTCACCTAGTACTTTACCAAACGGCATCTCAGACAATGTACTATTGCCTGGCTTACCTCTCCAACCTTGTACATAACTATCGCCAAATATTACTAACCTTCGCACGCTCTACACTCGTCATCTTCATCGTTGTCGATAACGGTCTTGTTAAAGAATGCTTGTAGTTCTTCCCAACCACCGACATATTTCCCTTCAATATATATCTGTGGCACTGTCTTCACTTTACGACCAGTAACCTCGGCTGCTGTCTTACCTATGTCCTCTAGATCAATATAATCATATTGGACACCACGTAATTTTAACTCATCTTTTGCCATTTGGCAATAGGGACAATTCTTTTTACCGTAAACAATTGTACGTTGATCTTCTGCAAGTGCAACACGTTCCACTTTGTCAGATACATTCTCTGCACGTTGTTTTGCTTCGGTACGTAAATAGTAAAGACCTTTTAGTCCCTTGTCCCATGCACTATAATGCACTCTACTTACGTAAGACTTCTCTGCACCAGCAGGGAAGAATAGGTTAACACTCTGACCTTGACAGATGAATGGTTGACGTTCAGATGCGTGAGTTACAACCCACATCTGATCCAACTCTTGGGCAGTCTTGAATACTGCCTTCTCACCTTCAGTCAAGAATGGTAAATGTTGTACCGAACCTTTATTTGTGATTATGGATGTCCAATTGGATTCATTGTTCTCTCCCTTCTCATTAAGTAACTTGGTCAAGTACTTGTTCTTAACTAGGAACGATCCCGCTCTAGTTCTGTGTGTATATGCGTTCGCCTTCAACGGTTCAATAGATGGACTCGTTGATAGGATTACTCCACTGGAGGCGTTCGGCGCAATTGCCATAAGGTGCGAATTTCTTTTGCCTGATCCTTCACCGTCTGGATATTCTCCTCGTTCTTGTGCGAGACGTTCTGTCTCTTCGTGTGCTCGAGTGTTGATTGTTTCGAATACAACTTTATTGATCTCTCGTGCTGATTCGGATTCCCATGCGACACCGTGTTTCTGTAGTAGAGAATGGAATCCCATAGCTCCGAGACCGATAGAACGTTCTCTTGCTGCTGAATATTTTGCTCTTTCAATCGTATCTGGAGCGTTGTCGATAAAATACTCAAGTACATTATCAAGCATCCGAACAAGATCTTGTACAATCGTTGTTTCTTTCCACTCATCGTAGTATTCCAAGTTTAACGAAGACAAACAACAAACCGCTGTACGATCTGCATCTGTAGGTAAGTGAATCTCATTACATAGATTACTACCGTGGATCTTCAGTCCTTTGTCCTTCAGTGGTTGTGGTAGATCTGCGTTTGCAGTATCGATAAAGTTTAGGTACGGTTCACCTGTACGGAATCGTGTTTCAAGAATACGTTCCCATAGTTTACGGGCATCAATAGTTTCTTTTACTTCGTTATCCTTTGGATCACGTAAATCAAATGATGTACCTTCTCTGACTGCCTGCATAAACTCATCACTGAGATTCAGTGCGTTATGTAGGTTCAATGCTTTACGTTGTACATCACCTGTAGGTATACGCATATTCAGAAATTCAATAACGTCTGGATGACTCACATCCATATAGGCCGCATATGAACCTTTACGAGTTTTACCTTGTCGATATGCAATCATATCTGCATCAACTGTGTGTAGGAACGGCATTGGGCCAGGCGCAATGTCACTTACAGTACGTACATCACTCCAGTGTCCTCCGACACCACCACCATATACAGATAACCACCTCAACTCAGAAGAGTGACCAATCAAACCTTCTAGTGTGTCAGGTACATAAGTCAAGAAACAACTGATAGGCATTCCTTTACTTTTTGCGTTCTGACCATTAGGTGCATTAGACAATACAGGGGATGCGAACATAAACCATTTCTTACTCACATAGTCATACAGACGTTGTGCGAGTTCTGGATCTAGTTCTCCCTTGTATTTCGACCATGCTGTGGCCGCTCTTGCATATGCTTGTTGTGGTGAATCTTCATAGTCTGTCAAGTAGAAATCTTTCAACATACCTACTGCGTATGAGGCGAGTAGATCATCCATAGATTTATTAATTTTTACTTTCATTATTATTTTTCCGTTTAACGATTCCCATAGTCGAAGATGGGTGCTTCTTCATTGAAGTCCACTTTCTCTATGAGTAGTTGTTTACCTGTTGTTTGAAATTCCCGAAGAGCATTTACCATATAGGTCATCTGATCTTCTTCGTCAAAAATACCTTCCCACATCATGTGGTTCGTCAAAGATTGATCGTAGTTTGATACAATGAATCGATGGGGGTGAAGGTATTTATCATCACAACCATCTACAGGAATATAAAATAACCGACTGGTTTTCCCTGCTTGGTCGTAATCATCTTGCATCTTATGAATCCACGCAGTGTCTTCACCTTCCTTGATGAAGAACACGGCGTCACCGTAGTCTATGAATTCTTTGCTCAATGTTATTCCTTTCTGTGTTAGTTCTAATTAGGGGGTATTATATCACTTTGCACGTGATTTGTCAATAGCCCTAGAACCAAACCAGAAAGAAATTATAGCAGCGAAGATCGCCTTAGTGTCATCATCCCAAAGGACATTCAAGGCGGCAGATAATTCTACACCTTGTTCAAGTGCATCTAATAGAAGAGAGACTTCTATAGCCGCAAATAGTCCAAAGAAACAATATGTGATTACAGGACGGACTGACTTCTGGAGTCCTGCCACGAATCCTGTTGATTGTGCGATTGCGATATCATGATCGATCAATCGTTGATGTTCGTTGTCAGATGCTTGTTGTTCATACATCTTAACATCTTGGTCGAAACCCATCTTGCGGAGTTCCGCCATATGAGTCATCTGTTCCAACTTAAATTTGTTGTCTGCTTTTGTCTTGAAGTGATCTGTGATCGCTGGAACGACCGAACCACCAAAACCCAAAAGACTTCCTAATAATCCACTTACCATTTTTTACCTCACTTATTTGTTATTCGTTTTAATACCTTTTCGTAGTCTTTACGTTTTTTCTTGCGGTCATATTTCTTACGCATGACCACTGTAGAAGAATCATCTCCAGCTCCGACTACGGAACCTGTGGTTGTACCACCCAGTTCTTCTATAAAATCTTTAAAATTTTTCATTATACTTTTACCAATAGAGTCATGTTAGTTGGTTGTACAACATAATTACCATTCTTCTTATCAAAGAATGCACGACTATAGATTAAATTCTTGTAATATCTGTACCCAAAATCTTCTAGGTTCAAATAGAACTTGATACCATCATATACGTCTAGATTAGCTGCATCATCCAAAAGGATATAATTTGGTTGAGCACGTACCGCCATGGCAATATCTTTTTTGATGTCTTCTAGTTCTGTCGAACCATTGAGAATAACTAGATCATATGTACCATGTTCGTTAATGTCTGATTGTAAGTCATACTCCTTACTGTCCACTATCTCAGATCCGAACTGCTCACCGAACCAACCGTTCATGAGTCTCATGTTCTTTAACGCACCTTCGTCATTATCAATCGCTTTATATCGCATGGTTCTATCTTGCCATAACATATGTAGTGCAGTCATACCACTACCAAACCCTACTTCCAGTACACGGTTACACTCTGTTACTAGATACAATTGGTCAAACATATCGATCGTTCTGTTGTCGAATGCAGTATGATAGTATGTTGGATTGTCAGCGGTTAATTTACTATGATAGGATATCGCTGTATCCATATCTAATTGTTTTTCTCCGTTGTTATAACTCACTTTATGTCTCCTGTAGTTACGAGGACATTCTGACCAGACCTTACATGTTGTGCCTCATATACATTTAAACCAAGGATCTCCATAACTGGTGTACCATCAATCACACGTATCTTATCGTCTTTACCTACAATCTCCAGACATTCGGTGGTCATACAATCGTGTTTCATTCGATAAACACCTTCACCCAGTTTGTTACCCTCTACTATAAACCATTTGGAATCTTCTGCGAGAACGTCTAAAATATCAATACCTGTCTTATCATGTATCTTCATGATTTGGTGATCACTTAGTTCACCGTGTTCTTTGATCAATGCGAGTGCAGCTCCATAACGTGCAACTACTGACTGACCGCCAGGCACTTTCGCCATGATTCTTTTTAAATTGAAAACAAGTCTATGAAATGCTGTGTAGTGTGATCGGTATGCTTCACGATCGTCCATACTATTAGTGTTGAAGTCTTTATTCTTCTTACCGTCTTTATCGATGATACCTGCTTTGAACGCATCGGTATCTTCGAATTTGGTTACTAATAGTTTCAGAAATCTTATCGTATAGACTAGATCTGCTGCTGATTTTAAAATTCCCATGTTAGTCTTTTCTCAAAAGGTTTATCTTTATTTATAATCGGGCGATCTCACGTAAGGCGTTTATCGCAACTTTATCCATTTTAATCCCAGTAAACTCGTCATTCTTCAATGCACGTAGATAGATTAGGAATGGTTTTAAGGTAGGCCAATGTTCTAATTGAATCTTCATTGCCAACATCTCAACACAAGGTTCGTTACCGAACACATTTAACAGAACAATCAGATGATTGAGTATCAGTCTTTCTGATAGATCTCCGCCTGCGTAGTATCGATTAAGTAATCGTTTGATATACTTGAATCGTTTTAGATCTTCTTGGAATTCATCTTCGTCAATGCATTTGGGGTTCTGATAATTCTTAGCCGCAAATAACAAAAAGTTCTTAGGTGTTAATTTAATTTCAGTGTTATTCATAATTTTCAAATTGTAAGTTTTCAGCACTCTTATACTTTTCCGTTAGGTTGTGCTTTGTAACCCAGTCCCACAAAGTGACTACCCATTCATGACTACTCGAAGAATGCATATCTTCGTCACTATGTCCTTGTTCTTGTCTACTCACTCCCATACTATCATACATATAGATGTAAGTAGGTTCATGTAACTCTGTGTGTCTACCTATATTTATTAGTCCGTTAACATGATGTAATCTCATCTCAAGAAACGCCATTGTGTCTTCCCCAATCTTTAGTTCATTGGTGAAGTGTACAAGTTCAGCGGCCTTCCTAGAATAGAATACCATACGATTGAAGACATCTTTAAATTCACCGTTAGGTGGGCCCACTCCGTGTTTCCAGATCCAGTGTTCCCATCTACACCTTGCTTCTGCCCATCGTTTAAGTATTTCTGGATCTAAGTTACTGTATTGATACTCTCGTGGTTTAGGATCTGGCCCAGTCATCTTCGCAGTCTGCAAGAATCTTAGATAGTTAGAATCATGTATTGGAGTATACAATTCTCTTCGTGCAGTAGCAGGTCGTATCCAACCCATTGCCCTTGCCCACTCCGCAACCTTTATCTCACCAGTTATCTTGTTATGAGCAAAACTTTTTGCGTATCTTTGCCATTGGTAATGTAGTACAATAAGATCTGGTGGGGTATCTAGATCAACAATACTGTTGTAGTATTCGTAACCATACTTGGTTATTTCGTCATCTCCGTCAACCTGTACCATGTACTCTTCATCTGTCTCTAGGAATTTCTGCATGACAGAGTTTTTCCCAGTACCAGCAGTACCGTCTGATTCGGTTATGTGATAGGTAATATTGTTTTCTTTACAATAGTCTGAGGCAGACCGAATGTAGTCATCATCTTGTGAGTTGATGATGACCACTTGATCTTCGGTCGGAATGGTCTCTTGGTGACGAATCAGAGACGACAGATCTTTAGATGTTAGTATGTAAAATTTCATACTAGTATCTAGGGTGAAACTTAACTAAGGATTTCGTTTAATTGAGCAATCAATTTATCTTTAGTTAATCTACGATCTAGTTCGATTCCGTGTTGACGACCTAATTGTTCTAGTCGTATTTTACTCATCTTACTAAGATCAAGAACTTCTTCTACTTGATCGACTAGTGTTTCTTTACTACGTCTTCGATCAAGTTCTACACCGTGTGTACGTCCCAGTGCTTCAAGTTCTACTTTTGTCATCTCATCCAGAGATTTGTTACCCACAGGCGCTTCGGTCAATGATTGTACATCAGCGCCAGCTAATCTTGCGTTAACTAACATATCTACTTCATCATTGTGTTCCTGTAATTGTTCTGGAGAGAAACCTCCAGAAACATACAGTTCACCTGTATCGGGATCTTCCCAACCACGTTCAGTTGGGATTGCGTTACTACACCAATTTGGCGGTACTAATTTAGCCATAATATACTCCTAAGTTTTATTTACGAAGTTGTTCCAGAGTTCTCTGAATTAGTTCAGATTCCTCTTTAACTTTAACAGGTGCTTTGTCGCCTTGTGGATTATCGCCTGGACGTTTCTTAGGTGATGGGCCACCACGACCTGCCGCTGTTACTTTGTCTTTTGCATCTTCAACGTTATCTTCGACTTTCTTGTCAGACTTACCTTTGTGTTGGTCAGCAAACTCTTTCTCTTTCTTAGATTGAGTTTCACCGTGTTCTTCACCGTCAGCTTTCTTCTCAAAGATATTTTCAAGTGCATTAAGAAGATCTTCGGTTGCACCCTCAAATCCTTCTTTTGCCATTGCCTTTGATACTGCTTTACGTCTCTTGTGTAAGAACTTATCTGAATCGTCTACATCGCCATCGTTGTCGATGTCTTTGTCTTTACGATCTTTGAATTTCTTTTTAGTCGCTTTAGGTTGAACTTTATCTAGACCTTCACCATCGTCAGACTTGTCGTTGGTGTTGTCCTCTTCAACTTCTTCATCGTCATCCTTTTTCTTTTTCTTGGGTGGAATGACTTTGTCCTCTTTTCCGTTTTCGTCAGACTCATCGTCTTTCTCTACGTCAACATCTTTACCAGCAGGAACCGCTTTCTTACCTTTCTCTTCTTCATCATCTGCTTTCTTTTTACCGACAGCAGCTTTCTTTAGAAGTTCAGGATCGATGTCTTCTTTCTGTATTTCAGAGACAACCTCAAGATATGCCTCTTTCATTTTTTTAATATCTGAGATATTCATGTTGTCTCCTATTGACTTAACCAGAAGTAGTCAACTACTACACCTACTGTTGCAATTGCTACCATGTATACTATTGAATTAATGATTTGCACTGTACGTGCATTATCGTCTACCTTTTTCTCTATATCATCCAACTTTTGAGAAAATTTATTCATTCGTTCGAAATGATTATGATTATTCTTTTCGATAGCGATTAGTTTCTCCTCCGCACGAGCGAGACTGATCATGGCATCCGAGAGTTTGTCAATCTTCTCTTCAATACGATCTAAGCGTTGTTGGTTTGTGTCTGCCATTTACAGTTTTCCCATGTGATAAAAAGTCTTACGACTTATACTATTTATACTTCTATGATCCTTAAAACTAACGTAGAATCACCTTTAATTATTCGGTGGTACT